TGCATGCCTTGGTGCTGGCCACAGCGCGCCAAGCGCCGCCCGCGATCTGATCTTTTTGGGCCACAGCCGCCCCCCGACTTTTTCGCAATTTGCCTTGTTTGCGAAACATGGTCGGAGGTCAAATGCTCGCATGAGCAAGCAATCCACACCGCTGCACGGCCTCGAGCGCCACCTGAGCAAGGGCCGCGCCGAGCGCGCGCTTTTGGTAGAGCGCCAGGCCATCAACGACGAGGCCCGCACCGCCGTGCTGGCCTTTGCGTCAGAGCTGCCCTATGAGCGCTGGTGGGGCATCGAGATTTTGGACGTGACCGCCACGTCTATGCGCCAGGGCCGGCTGCGCTCTGGTGCCAACCTTTTGATGGATCACGACCATAAAGACGTCGTGGGCGTCATCGAGTCTGTCGAGATCGGGGCCGACCGGGTAGGTCGGGCCGTGGTGCGCTTTGGCAAAAGCGCAAGAGCAGAAGAAGTGTGGCAAGACGTGCGCGACGGCATCCGCCGCAATGTGAGCGTCGGCTACGTGGTGCACAAGGCGCGACTGATCGGGGAGGATGATGGGCTGGAAACCTATCGCATCACCGATTGGGAGCCGTTCGAGGTGTCGCTGGTGTCCGTGCCAGCCGATGCCACCGTAGGCGTAGGCCGCAGCTTGGAAAACGACGCGCGCGACGTTGACCCAGGCGCGCCAGACGCCACCCCGGCTGCGCAAGCCGAAACCCAAACCCAAACCCACACCCCCATCAAGGAAAAAGCCATGACTATCGAAGTCGCAGAGCAGCGCAACCACGCTGCCGAAATCAGCAAAATCGCCGCATCGTTCCCCGGTGGCGCCGATCTGGCCATGAGCGCGATCCAGCGCGGCCTCACGGTCGAGCAATTCCAGCGCGAGGCGCTCGACAAACTGGCATCTGCCCCCGTGCCCACCGCCGACATTGGCATGGACAAAAAAGAGGTGCGGCAGTACAGCTTTCTGCGCGCCCTCAACGCGTTGGCCAACCCCGGCGACGCAGCGGCCCAGTGCGCCGCCGCTTTCGAGCGCGAGTGCTCGGACGCCGCCGCCGCCAAGCTCAAGCGCCAGCCCGGCGGTCTGCTGGTGCCGTTTGATGTGCAAAAGCGCTCCATGGTGGCCGGCACACCCACCGCTGGCGGCAACCTCGTGGCCACCGACCTGCTGACGGGCTCGTTCATCGACATCCTGCGCAACGCCATGGTGATCAACGGCATGGGCGCGCAGACCCTCACAGGCTTGGTGGGCAACATCGCCATCCCCAAGCAGACCGGCGCTGCCACTTCGTTTTGGGTGGCTGAAGATGCCGCCCCGACCGAGAGCCAGCAGACCATTGGCCAAGTGCCCATGACGCCCAAAACCGTGGGTGCCTTCACGGACATTTCGCGCCGCCTGATCCTGCAAACCTCGCTCGACGTGGAAAGCATGGTGCAGCGCGATTTGGCCACCGTGCTGGGCTTGGCGATCCAGCAGGCCGCCATCAACGGCACCGGTGTGAGCAACCAGCCCTCTGGCATCTTGACGCTGGTCACATCCAATGCCGCCGTGGGCGGCGCCAACGGGGGTGCGCCCACTTGGCAGCACATGATCGACCTCGAGACCGCTGTGGCTGTGGCCAACGCCGACGTAGGCAGTATGGGCTACCTCACCAATGCCCGCGTGCGTGGCCGTCTGAAATCGACCTCCAAAGTGACCGGCCAAAACGGCTTCATTTGGGAGGACGGCGGCACCCCTGTCAATGGCTACCGCGTGGGCGTGACCAACGCCGTGCCGTCGAACCTGAGCAAGGGCACCGGCACCAACCTCGCGGCCATTTTGTTCGGGAATTTTGCCGACCTGCTGATCGGCATGTGGGGCGGGCTTGACCTGATGGTCGATCCGTACACCGGCGGCGCTGCCGGCACCGTGCGCGTGCGCGTGTTGCAGGACGTTGATGTGGCCGTGCGTCACGTCGAGTCGTTCAGCCGCATGGTTGACGCCATCACACAGTAACCCTAGCCGGCGCCTGCACCATGTTTGCCGAAGACCTCAGCGTGTTTTTCCGCGACTTTGGGGCGCAAGCCACCCTAGGGGCGGCGAGCGTGCGCGGCGTTTTGGGCAGCGGGTTCGACGACGCTGCGCTTGACGGCTACGGCATGGGGGCTGGCACCTCGCCAACCTTTGTGCTGCCGTCGGCTGTGGTGCCGGCCAAGCCCGAGGGCCTGCTGCTGGCCGTGACCACCGGCCCCGGTGCGGGCACCTACCGCGTGGGCAACGCCGAGCACGACGGCACTGGCATTTGCACCCTGAAATTGATCCGATCCTAACCTGTCAAAGAGGCACCGAAATGACTGTACGCACATCCGCTGGCACCACGTTTGCACTCACTGCAACGCGGCCCGCCACCTTCGACGCCGCCGGCTATGCAGCCGTGGGCATGATTTACACCACTGTGGGCGAGATCACCGATTTGGGTGAGTTTGGCCGCGAATACGCGCTGGTCACGCATCAGCCGCTGGGCAACCGCTCGACGCAGAAATTCAAGGGCTCGTTCAACGAGGGGGCGCTGAACATCCAGCTCGCGCTCAACACCGACGACGCTGGGCAAATCCTCATGAAGTCGGCCCTGCTTTCTGACGCATCCCACTCGTGCCGCGTGACCACCCAAAACGGCGACGTGTACTACTTCCAAGCTGCGGTGATGTCGTTCCGCTTGGGTGTTGGCTCGGTTGACCAAATCACCACCGCCGCAGCCACGCTCGAAATCACCACCAGCGCCGGCGGCGTGGGCGTGGTTGAGGTTCTGGCCCCCTGATCTTAAGGGCACCTGCTGCGCCGGGTTCGCTGCTTTTGCGGGTAGCGGCCCGGCGCGGTAAGGGCCATTTTTACCTCCCCGCAAAAGGAAAAAAACATGTTTGAAATCACCAACATAGCCGCCAAAGACACCTTCACACTCGAGCTGCTCGACGGCAACGAAGAGCCGCTGCGCGACGCCGACGGCAAGCCCCTGAGCGTGACCGTTTACGGCCCCGGAAGTAAAGCCTACCAGCGCGTAAGCGCCGCACGGCAGCAGCGCGTGATTGACTCGATGGTCAAGCGCGGCAAGGTCAAGATGAGCGCCGAAGAACAGCAGCGCGAAACCGCCGCCTTTTTGGCCGCCTGCACCGTGTCTTTCAACGGCTGGGCGTACAAGGGCGACGCCACCGCCTTCGAGGCCGCCTACCTTGATCCGACCATTGGCTTCATCAGTAGGCAGGTTGAGAAAGCCATCGAGAACTGGGGAAACTTTATCAGGGCTTGATCGATGAAGCAAGCCTGTATGTAAAGCAGTTGGCATGGCTGCAGGCCGTGCCAAACGCCCCCGAGCCCAAAGGCCGAACGGCCCCCAAAATCAAGGCAGAAAAGCAGATGAGCAGACTGGAACGCATGGACTTACAGGGGCTGCCGCTACCGCTGCCGCCTGCGGGGCCTGCCGCCTACCTGACGCAGTATCTGTTCGACGCTGGGCCGGCGTGCTACGGCGCCATGGGGCCGGTGCCGCTATCGCACCTCGAGCTGGCCGCGTGGCAGAGCAATAGCGGCATTGAGCTGGCGGCGTGGGAGGCGCAAGCGCTGCGCCGCTTGAGCGGCGACTACGTGGCGGCCAGCCAAGCCGCCCAAGCGCCAGACTGCCCCCCGTACTGGATCGACGCCGCCACTGTGGCCGACCAGCGCCCCGCCTTGGCCGACGCGGCGCGCAGCATCTTCGGTGGCCGCGCCAAGCCCGCGCAAGGGGCGCAGCCATGACCGGCATCAGTGCGGCAACGATCAAAATCTTGGCTGACATCAGCGATGTGCAGCGCAAATTCGAGTCGGTAGGCCGGTCCGCAGGGCAGACCTCGGGCCAAGTGGGGCGGTCTTTTGACGGCGCTACCCAGCGCATGGCGCGCATGGGCGAAGAGGCAAACTCGATTCGCGGCGCCATGGGCGGGCTCAAGGGCGCGGCCATGCAGGCCGCTGGTGCGCTGGCCGGCGTGGTGAGTGTGGCCGCGTTTGTGCGCACCGCCGACGCGGTTACTCTGCTGCGCAACAACCTCATGCTGGCCAGTGGCAGCGCCGAAAAAGCCACCCAGGCCTACTACGCCCTGTTCGAGATCGCGCAGCGCAGCCGCGTGGGCTTTGTGGAGTTGGGCACCACCTTTGCGAGCATATCGCGGGCCAGCGAATCGCTGGGCCTGACGCAGCAGCAAATGCTGACTGTTACCGAGTCCATTGCCAACGCGGTGACGATCAGCGGTGCATCGGCGCAGGCCGCGCAGGCCGCCCTGATGCAGCTCGGGCAGGGTTTGGCCAGCGGCGTGCTGCGGGGTGAAGAGCTTAACTCGATCATGGAGCAAACGCCACGGGTGGCGCGCGCTCTGGCCGACGGATTGGGCGTGCCCATTGGCGCGCTGCGGGCGCTGGGCGAGCAGGGCAAGCTCACGGCAGATGTGGTGATCGCTGCGCTCACTTCACAGGCCGAGGTGCTGGCCCGTGAGGTAGAAAACGGCGTGGTCACGATAGGCCAAGCGTTCACCCAGACCATGAACAGCGCCACCCTGCTGCTGGGAGAAATTGACCGCGTTACCGGCATGAGCAGCCAGATGGCGGTGGAACTGCAGGGCGCAGCCGATGCGCTGGGCGATGTGGCGATGGCCTTCCGCGACGTAGAGAGCGCTGGCAGGCCAGTGAGCCTGCTGGGCGATGCCTTGCGCGTGGTGTTTGAGACGCTGGCGATCATCGGGGCCAATGTGGCCTTCGTTTTTCGCACGATTGGGCAGGACTTTGGCGCGAGCATGGCCATGATCCATGCGGGCATCAACGGCTCGCTGCAAGGCGCTTGGACGCGCATGATGGAAATCCGGCAAATGCGGCTTGCTGATGCACGGGAGGCCCGCGCCGAAGTTGACGCCCTCACGGCCCGGCTGGCCAACTCTGCCGCGGCAGCAGAGCAGGCGCGGGCGGCGCAGCAAAAGCAAACCCGCGACCGTGCGGCAGAGGCGGCAGCGTCTGGTGCGCAGGCCCGCGAAGCTCTGGCGCGCGCACAAGGCGGCGCTGCAGGTGCGCAGCGGGCAGCAGGCGCTGCCAAGCAGGCCGTTGACGAGGTAGCCCGCAGCGCCGAGCGCGGCTTGCGCATCGTGTCCGACATGACTGCGCAGCAAAGCGGCATCACCTCGCAGTACGTCACCCAGCTGGCAGACCTCGACCGAGCCGTGGCGCGGGGCCTCGTCACCATGGAGCAGCGCGGCGCGGCGCTGGCGCACCTGCTGCAACAGCAGCCCGTGGCGCGCGAGCAGGCGCAGCAGCTTGCAGCCGCCATCAAAGAGCAGGCCGAAGCGCAGTCCGCCTTGGCCCGTGCCGATCAAGATCGCATCGCGGCACTAGAGAGCAGCGCGCAGCAGGTAGAGCAGGCGCTCGACAGGATGCGCGACGAAGAGCGCGCCGCCGCTATGGCCGCGCAGCAAAACATCGGCCTGGCCGAGGCAATCGAAGAGGTGGCCATTGCCCGGCTGCGCGAGCGCCAAGCGGCCCTGCAGCGCGCCGGCGAGCACAGCGGCGACGTGGTGGCCATCGAGCGCGAGATCAGTGCCCGGCGCGACTTGATCGCCGTCACCAACCAGCGCGAAGCCCGCGAAGCCAACGCGCGCGCAGCCCAAGAGGCGGCCCAGCAGTGGGAGCGCACCACAGGCATCATCGAAGAGAGCCTGACCGACGCCCTCATGCGTGGCTTCGAGAGCGGCAAAGGCTTTGCCCGCAACCTGCGCGACACGGTAGTCAACATGTTCCGCACCATGGTGCTGCGCCCGATCATCCAAGCCGTGGTGGCCCCGGTGGCCGCCGTGGTCACGGGCGCGCTGGGCTTTGGTGGCGCGGCGCACGCGGCTGGGCAGGCCAGCGACGCCATCGGCATGGCCAGCGGCATCAGGGGCGTGTACGACACGATCATGGGTGGATTCACGGCGCTGGGCAACCGCGTGGCTTTTGCCGCGCACGACATAGGCAACTGGCTGGTGCACCACACCACGGGCGTGCTCAACAGCGCCGGCGGCACCCTCATGCAGTCCGCAAGTTCGCTGGGCGCCGTGGCGTCGAGCTTGGCCGGCATTGGTGCCGGGCTGGGCTTGGGCAACCTCATATCGGGACAGTTCGCCGCTTTTGGCAACGCCAATGTGAGCACGGTAGCCGGCACGGCCATTGGCGCCATATTCGGCGGCCCGATTGGGGCGGCCATTGGCGGTGCAATCGGCGGCCTAGTCAACAGGGCATTTGGGCGCGGCCCGGTGCAGACCACAGGCACAGGCATCAGCGGCACCTTGAGCACCACCGGCGCCGATGTGCGGGCCTACCAAGATTGGCACCAAGAGGGAGGCTGGTTCCGCAGCGACCGTGGTGGCACCAACTACAGCGCAGTATCGTCAGAGCTAGATCGGTTTTTAGATGGCGCCGTGCAGCAGATCGCCGGTGCCACGCGCGCCTACGCGGGCATTTTGGGCCTCAACGCCGATGCGATCAACGGCATCACGCAAACCGTGCGCATCAGCCTGCAGGGGCTTAACGCCGAGCAGCAGCAGCAGGCGATCATGGCGGCCATGCAAGGCTTTGCCGACCGCTTGGCTCAAGCCTACGCCAACCCATTCGTGCGCGCTGGCGAAACCGCTGGCGCAGCACTGGCCCGGCTGGGCAGCAGCCTTGCCACGGTTAACCAAGTGCTCGACACGCTCAACGGCACGCTGATGGCGACGAGCTTGGCCGGCGGCGATGCGGCGAGCAAACTGCTGGATGCTTTCGGCGGTGCCGAGGCATTTGTGCAGGCCACAAGCGCGTTTTACGATGCGTTTTACACCGAGGCCGAACGCACTGCCACGGCCACGCGCCAGCTTACCGAAACCCTTGCAGGTATGGGTATGACGCTCCCTGCTACGCGGGACGCATACAGGGCGCTGGTGGAGGCGCAAGACCTCAACACCGAGGCCGGGCGGCAGGCCTACGTCACGCTGTTGCGGCTGGCCCCGGCGTTCGTGAAGGTCACGGACGCTGCTGGCGAACTAGCCGGACTGCTGGGGCGCACCGTGGCGGCGGCGGCAACCGAGGCAATCAGCCTCATTG